CACTTACCAAGGAAGAAGCGTTCATACATCTGTCCCTTATACGTCGCCTTCAAACCCTTGATGAAGTCAGCATCGAGGTTGTGCGCATTGTCGTCTGTCGGACCCTCGAATACTTCGATGATGGGTTCAAGTGTGTCCTCATCAACGATTAGGTCAGGGCCTACATGTCCTGTAGCGAGGTACTCATGATACGGCTTCACGAGCTTCGAGTACACCCAGTTACCAGTCGGGTTCGTCGTGAGCATCAGGAACCGAGGCCCTGTCATAGGCATCGTCGGGTCACTCCCCTTGTACGGGGTGCTACCACGCATACGACCCATGAGATCGAGGAAGTCCTTGTACAGGATTTCCGGGTCCTCGATCTGATCTACAATCGCCCAATCGTACGTTGCCGACAAGAGGTTCGATGTCGTCTGCCCATCATTGGTTTTCTTACCACGCTGAGCAATGTAACGGAAGTTGACCACCGAGCCGTTGGTGAGGTAGAGCGTATTCTCATTTACCGTCGGCATCTTTGCGATATACTTCGCAGGTAGCCACTTGAAGAACTCTTTACGGACCGTATCATTGAGCTTGGCGTAGGTAGCTCGGCCAATGAGCCCATTCGATCCGGGATATGACAGTGCGAGGTTGATGCCCTTCACACACGAAGCGGCGGACTTGCCGTTACCAAATCCGCCGCCAAACAGCTGTATCTTCTTTCGTCCGAGCCGGAATTGGTCTTGGACCGACCCTTCGATGATCTTGTACTTCATTACAGGTCCTGTAGTTCTATTGGCGGCGACCGCTGATAAAGCACAAAGGTGTTGTCTATACTTAGTTACGTGCACAAATCCCATCTACGAAACAGACGCACTTACAGCTCCTGTATTAGCCCAACTTACCCAACCAATAGTTGTCGGTATCGAGTGTGTCAGCAACACCACCAAGACTGTGCTCGATACCCGCCCAAATCGGATTGATGTTCGGCAGGAAAACAAAAACCCATCGACCAGCCGTCACTTGACGATCGACCATCGCACTAACAAACGATAGCGCATTACTCTGTGATACACGTGCCCACGGTGATGCGCCACCAGACAAGGCAACTACATCAAGCCGATAAGCCATCACGTCTGACAACGCCACCGCAAAACTATTCGTCTGCCGCATTCTGTGATTAGCGGCTGCTTCACGTACCTGTCGCATAGCACCACTGACAACGGTTGGAGCAACAGCACCGGTTTGCCGCGTCCAACCAGTAAAGTCGCCAGTAGCAAAGTCGCCATTCGTAAATAAGTTCGATGCTACAACCTGCGAACCTGTCGCTACGATCGCAGCATTCGTTTCCCACTCAGCACCGGTTAGTGCCGAAATAGTAGCAAAGCGGCCAAAGTAACCCTTGAGACGATCTGTCCCCGCAATCTCTCGGAGCAGTTCGGTCTGCACGTAATCAGCAAGACCCGAAATAAGTGAACCGACCAACGTGACAGCACGGCCAGTTACAGTATCCCGAAGCCTGATACCTTTGGGCACAACCTGTGCAAATATCCGACCGAATACATCGTTAGTAGCAGTAAGCGTGGGTAGTGCTAACCACGGGCCATTGGTAACAACTTGTACGTCTGCTTCGTCATAGGCACCAGTACCAATCAGCATGCCGAGATAAATCAGCGAAACTGTGCCACTGGTCGAGATTGAATTGATCTTATAACGAACTGCACCCCCAAAGCTGATGGTCGTCGTAAGATCGCGAGTAAAGCTGTTAGCTCCGTCCGTTGCTACAGTCGTGTTGCGCAGTACAAAGACATTACCTATTCTTGCCGTCGTTGGATCAAACGCTGCACCATCGAGTGTTAACGTCTCAGAGCTGAGTGAGCCACCAGCACCTAGGCCATGATATGATCCCATATACTTGGACCCGTTGAACCCAACAATGTCCTGTGCGCCTGTATCAGTCGTAAACGTGACTGTTGGTGATGTAGGACTTGCGAAGAATGAAGCGAGCCTAGCACGTCCAGTGAACCGCCACTCTGGCCACATACCACCAAGATCAGCACCAGCAGCACCACCAACATTCCGCTGAAACCGAATAGCATCAGCCGTACCATCATTATTCCGTACGACTAAGTAGAAACTATCAGCGGTATCTGGTACGGTACGAAGCAGCCCACCACCCATACCACCGAGCCCACCGGCACCTGCGAGGAGTAATTTCAGTGCGGTTTTCATTACAGCTCCTGTAGTTGGATTACCGCGATGCTAAGATTGCCTCTAGGTGTTGCATACACGCATTAGCAATTCTACGACGGAGGAAATCCTGTCCAGCTTGTACTTGGTGAATGTTGTCTGCACCAATGTAGATATTGGAGTTACCCGCACCCGAGGGGGCGCCAACACGACCAGCATTCTGGAACCAATCCTCCAAGAATGTGTCGATATACATGATCTGCTTCGTCGTCACGTACGCCGTTAGTGCCGCAACACCATCACGAATTGCATTCGCTATTGCGCTTGGTACAATCTGGCCGGGAGCATTCCACGGTCCAATAACCGTAACAATCATGTTTGGATTAGCCGCGAAAATAGCTGTGTAGTACGCAGTTACAGCAGCTTGTAATGCAGATGCTGTAGCCGTAAAATCGTTGATACCGAGAGCAACAATCAACCAGTCCGGCTTGTACGGCGTAATGTCATACGGGATATGTGAAATAGGATAACCCGTCCCACTCATGCCTACTGGTACAACTGTGTTATAACTCTGCCCACCATAACCAGCAAGGAATACATCAGGCACGCCAAAGGTTCTGGCGAGTTGTGGCCCCAAGCTGTCGATGTATGTTGTCGCGTATCCACCATTATCGATATAGCTATCACCGATAAGCATTACACGCAGAGGATCGACCTCGGGCTTCCAGACACTGTAGTTTGGCCCGACGCAAATCTCCCAGTGGGCACCCTTCGTCAGTTCCAGTTCAATCTTACGCGCGGCCGACGAGGCGAATGTTAGCTTTGAACGCCGTACGGTGAAGTCCGTGAAGGTCGCGGTCCCAGCGACCTGCACCGGCTGATCGTCCACAAAAAATCGAAATGACCCACCGGGCGCGTGATCGAACTGGAACTCCACCACATCAGCATCCGTCATGATGGCGCGTTTGGTAAAGTTGCCGCCGAAATAGTCACCCTTACCAGCAGTACCAGCTGTTGAACTGAGCCGGATATGAGCCGGGTTTGCGCGCGATCCACCAGCATCGATGATGACATCTGTGCCAAGAAACAATTGCTGCGAAGCCGCATTCGGCAGGATTGTCTTAGCACTCGCAATAGTTGACGCACCAAAGTGTGTACCCGGCGCAGCTACTGTCGGTGGGGATGCCATAGCTACTGGCGTGACGAAAGACTTCATACGCGTTAGCAGCAACTGTGCTCGATCATATGGAGAAACACGAACGTCGCCCATTATACTGCAACCCTTAGTTCGATTTGTGGTACGCCATTCTCTGTAAGACGTTGCCCGTTTTCGGTCCGGAACTCCCAGCGCGTACCTGCTGGTGCGGGGTAAGGCGCATAACTACCTGCACCGTCACCCATGCCCGCAAAGCCGCCACCACCGACAAACATAAGTTTGAGCGCCGTTTTCATTAACGCAGTGCCTTCGATGCGATGCCGATGATACCTGTTGCGGTCGTACCTGTGGACAAGATTTGGCTCGTCTCACAGAAGTATTCAGTGCCCGGATTGCACACGGGAAGAATTGTACTCTCCCCCTTCGCCGACCGGAATGCTACAGCTCCTGTAACACCAACAGTGAATGCACTAATCGGTGCCCGAAGAAATGCACTATCACTTGGCGTCACCGGGAAGCTGTCGTGGTCGTAGCTCGGGTCAGTCGGACGCAGCTGCTCAGCAGCATTACGCACAGTTGCCATAATTTACCGTCCTGTCTTGATCTTGACGTTGGTTTTGTTGTCTGAGGCCGTCGTGATTTCGATCTCAAGCCCCTGTTCCTGATCACTCTGGACGTTGCCGTAAAGAATGTCAGGTGTCAGGCCCGAACGATCGAGGATACTCTCGTTCGATTTCATCACAACGATGGGTGGAACGGACCAATGATCCGTCTCAAATTCATTATCCGCATCATCCTTGCGCGTGACCTTCACCGGCTTGGTGTTCGCCAAGTCCATGAGGTTCTCCAGTGACTTACCAGCCATCGCAGCAATCCGAGCCTGCAACGAATTGGAGTTCGTATGCAGAAGTTCGGTGAACAGCTGATGAAATGTGTCCTGAAACGCCTCAAGCTCGAAGATTTTCTCGATGTCGGTGATCGTAACGCCTAAATGATGAGCGATTTCGTTCTTCGTCATGCCCAAAATGTGATATACGAGCACGGCGTTCACGACGGTCTGTGTCTGCGCGTCAGTTCCGAGGTCGAGTAGGCTCCGGCGCACGTTAGCCTGTAGGTTCTTCGCAATAGGCACGCGTAATTCAAACGACTTCTCGTTATACCCACGAGCTGGGATCACTTCTCCAGTGACGGTCACGTACGGGTCCCCCGGTTGGGCAAGTAAAACCATGATACAGCTCCTGTAGTAGCAGGGACGGGTGGGAAATGACTGAAAAACCACCCGTCCCTACCCCCATCCTTACGGACGAGTAGCTGCATCACGCGGATACGACGACGGACGAGAGCTATAAGTGAGCAACTTGCTCGTCAGATCGGTATCATCGGCTGCCGTACTGGCGCGATTGACCAAATAGTTGTTTTCGATCACTCGCTTGCCACCATTTTCAGCCTGATCGGCCTTCACACGGGGCAAATTCACCGTAGCAGTCGTACCGGCGACAGCACCGAGCAGCACATTGATGAGCTGACGGTCCTTTCGCATACCCGGCTTGTTGAGAAGTGCAGCAATACGCTTCCGGAGAGTACTCGCCGAGTTGATCGGCGTGTAATTATCCGACCAGAAGTCAGATTTGGTCGTAGGCATGAGAACATTCTCCAAGTTACAGGTCCTGTAGCGCGCTGGACCAACGTCCGAGGCCGTAGAAAATAATTATTTTTTGTCAATCGACCGAAAAAATAGTTCTTGACAAAGCAGAAAAAAGTTCCTATTTGTTTTCTCGTTGTTTCAACGATGCAATACATTGCAACGTTTCTTCCTTCCTTCGGAGAACATGCAATGTTCGACCAACAACAAATATACGGCACAGTTGTATTTATCCACGATCACCCGGATATCTTAAAGAGAAGAAAGAATAAGAATGGGGTGTTGTTTGGTGGGTCGTGATTTGGTTGGTTGGGGGTGGGCGTCGGTATTACAGGTCCTGTAGCGTGTATTATACTGTTGAGCGGGGTCATACTCGCACCGGTATTGTACTGCGCCCCACCAAAATCCCTATATATTACTGGGTGACGACACCCAACGACCCCCAACAACCAGCGGAAGTGCCCGCAGCGCGAGTAATTGCGTCGTGCCACGCCGTCAGGCGCCGGTTGTTCCCCCCGATTGTTCCCCCATAACTCCCATTTCCCCACCTGCGCGACCACCAACACCCCATTACATGTCCTGTAGCTGGTGCGCGTAGTCACGTTTGTGCAGTTGTTGGGAGTGTGTGAGCCTCGATCTGCGCCTTTGGCGTGTCGGCGCGAGGTATTATACTACCTGCTACGCCGTAGGCGCCGTGCGCACCCCGATATTCGGCTATCGTGTGGGATTTTTTGTTACCGATTGAGGACTTACTACAGCGGCTGTAGGTGAGGACAGCGGGGGAGGAGGGGGTACGTATCGTGTGGAGGATGTGGGGAGGGATGATCTCCCCCGTAGCCCCCTCGTAACTCCCGCCTGACGCCACCCCCGGTTTTGGTTCACGGGGGGCTAGGGGGGCTGGGTAATGTTATAACATTGGGATGAGGGAATGGCGCTTGGCGCGAGGGGATAGGACAGGGAAGCTGTACTAATTGCGGCCTGATACAGCCTCACCACGGGGCAGGAATATCTGATGGATGGCGACGCATGGGAATATTGAACGTCGTACGGCGCAAGCTAGCTACCCTAGCGCGAATATTCCGTTTGGGGCATATGAGGCGCAAGGCGCGGATTGAAGCGGTTCAATGCTGATTTGGGGTATAACGTTCTAGGAATGTGATCCTAGCGCGGGTGTGTGGTGTAGGACTATAGCCCTAGGCCAAAAATCCCTAGCCCTAGGCCGATTTCCAGCCCCAAATGCCACCAAAGCCCCAATTACAGGTCCTGTAATCCGGTACAATGAGCAAATTCCTTCGCTGCCCTATGACGAAAACAGCCCCAAAGGCCGGTAATTCGCCCAAAGACACGCAAAAATGTGCTATTTCAGGCCGATTTTGACCCCAAAATTGGTATAATATGCTACGAAATGGGCTGTTTTCTCACTACAGGACCTGTATGATGGTTGTCGTCAGGTTGTGATGAGCCAATGAGACGGCCTAGCTAGGGCAATGTGTCCCAAGGGGCGACGGTCAAAGGGTGCAACTAAATCACTTTGTCGGGTGACTGTCCCGAACTGGCAACGAAATATGACTTAAAGCGGGTTAGTGAGGAACGGAACCCGTAGGCCAGCTAGGTTATTACCCTAGACGCCTGTTGTCGGAAGGGCTGTTTGTTAGCTCCCGTGACACTTCCTGTAGGGGATAAGGCACAATTCCCCGTCATTGCTGGTTGATTGCCCGGTGAACGCACGACAAAGCCTCACCCCGGCGACAAGATATATCTACGTCCTAGACCGCTTGGGTTATGCACGGTTGTGACCTGTAACCCCGGTAGGTGTCTCAAGAGGCGTGAACATGTAGCTGGTACGCTAGCATAACTCCCCAATGAATATCATGGCGGAGGGAAGGCAACCCAGCGATGGAACAGACCCCATGTTGAGCGTGAGATAACCCCTGTCGAATAAGCATCTATAAGAAAGCCCTGTTGGATGACGCAACAGGCAGAGAATTGCAGCACGTGACTAGGCGAGCTACCAATCGCCTAGTCACTCAGGTGCAATTCCGCACCCTATAAGGAACTACTACCATGAACGCTTTCGTCATCGTCCTCACCATCTTCGCCGCTCCGGTTGACGTGGCTTCCAACGCCCCACTCACCCTCCAGCCCGAAACGACGATCACATTCGAGAACACGACCGACAAGAATACTCTTGCGGCGTGCAATCGCGTGGCCAAGGCGCTGAACGCCTCGGGCAAGATCGCCTATTGTGGTGAGGTGACTGCGAAGTGATTTGGGACTGGCTTGGACTAGCCTCAACGCCTTGGGAACTGTTGGGCTTCCCCCTTTGGGGCGTAGTATTCGCCCTAACAATGTGGGGACTGCACAAGGTCATTCCTGAATAACTACAGGACCTGTAACGGGACTGCATTAAGCGTCGTAGGCGGAGAGCAATCTGCGCCTACGGCGTCTATGTGCAATCACGCACACATTGAGGAAAGGACTACCTACCATGTCTGTAACTTTGATCAACGATCTCAAGGGCTTGAACAAGCTCATCGCCACCATCCGCACCAGCGGCGCACGTTTCGACGCCAACCTTCATCAGGCGGCCTACAATGCAATCGCGCACACGGCCAACACTGGCGACATTCGCCCGATGGTGAAGCTGTGGGAAGCCCTCACGCCCGCCAACCAACGTGCCCTCGCCGTCTACGCGACCACGTTCGGCAAGTTCCGCTACTCGGCTAAGCAGGGTTGGGGCTTCGCGAAGTCGGGTGAGACTGATCTGGTCGGCGCGGCAAATGTCAGCCCGCTCGCCTACTCCAAGCCCAAGGCGGACAAGGCCACTCACGCCTTCGACCTCAAGGCCGAAATCGACAAGCTGATCAAGCGGGCAACCAAGAATGGCGTCAATGGTCCGGCGGTCAACCTGCTGACTAACGCGATGGCGAAGGCATGATCAACCTCATCCTCGCAACTGCGGAGGGGCTAATCATCCTCTCCGCAATTCTGTTCATCCTCGTTTTCATCGGAGGGCTACAGGTCCTGTAGCAGCATCAACATGAAACCACACCACTATATGATCCTGCAATGTCTTGCGCTCATCCTTTGTCGTCTCGCACGCCCGGACGGTTCCAAGCGCAATGGCCATCCCGGCTTCAACGCCGTGGAAGAAGAGTGGTTCAAGGCGTTCTTGGAGGACTACTCATGATCCGCATATACCGAGACCAAGCCAGCGCCTTACGGCGTCGTGCGCAACTCGCGCGCCAATATCCGAACAAGCAATTCCGTGTGTTCAAGCGTGAGTTTGGACATGCGGTGTATATCGTCGTGGCTAAGGGACTGATCCCATGCGCGTGATGAAGATGAAGATGATATTCCAAGCTGTGGAGGTAGTTACATTCCACGACGATGCAGAACAGTTGGCGGAGAAGATTGCCGCTATCCTCCCCAATAGCTATGTGCGTATCTATGAGTACGAGACTGAGGGGAATGCTGTTGTGCGGCGGGACGAACTCAAGGTTATTCGTCCTGCGAAGTGATGATCTCAGTGGGTAGGTGTTCGCACGCCTACCTCGTGAGGCAATCACGCCTCTACAGGAGCTGTAATTGTATACCGCACAGCAATTCCTCGACTTTGCGCGCACCAAGCCCGCCGAGGAACACTACAACTATGGAGACAACGACAACTGCGCGTTCTGCCAATTCCTCCATGCGATGGGTCATCCCAACGCAAACGTCGGAGGCTGGGGTTATAATCTCGAACGCAAAGAGCCGCCTCATCCATATGCAGACCCGATTTGGGACATCGAACTTCCTGCCGAGCTTCGATTAGATACTAGCGATGGTAGGAACCCACTTCAGTCAGGACAGTGGGGTGATCTCGTGCTTGGGTTGGAGGAGGTTCTCAATGGCTAATGAAGTAGAAGAACCAATCGAACTCGACGCCAAGCCGGGCGAAACCAAGTCTCAGGCCTTCGTCCGCCTCGCCAACCCGCGCGTCTCGTCGGCACTCAAACGCATCGAACTGATCGGCAATCTCAGCAATCGTTCGTCGTATGAGTACACCGAGCAGCAGATCGAGAAGATCGAAGCCGCACTGCTCGAAAGCGTCTCCCACACGATCAACAAATTCCGTCGTGTGAAGGACAAACCGGCTTTTGAGCTGTAAAACTACCAAGGCGGGTAAAAAATTTTACTCGCCTTCTCCTTCTCGGAATGCTATACTACTTTCATCAACTCAAGGAGGGTGTGATGTCGTTCAAGCCAATGAAGTGCATACCGTATTACGTCGTCGCGGTTTGGGTCGAACGCGACATCGGCAGCACGACTGTTATGTCGTGGAAATTCGACTGCGGCACTTATGATTACGAACGGGCGGTTGCGTCTCGTGATCGGGCGTTGGGTTGCCTACCGAAGTTCAACCGCAATTTGGTGCGGATCGTTGAGGTTTGTTCGTGTCAGTCTGACAGCGATACGATCCTTGAGGCTTTGGCAGCCCAACCTGAGCCTGCGGCGTAACTACAGGACCTGTAGCCAATGGCCAACCCCAAAGCCTCACGCACAAGCCACGAGCCGACCGCCTACCTCACGCTCAAACGCACACTCCAATCGGCCCATGACTTGCTCAATGTGGCTAAGGAGTTGGCTGACGACATCGTGAAGGAAGCTGATCAGCACAAGGCGAAATCGGACGAACTCGTCCGCAAGCATCTACAACGTACGGACCTACGCCCGCACGTTAACTTCAAGCCGCAACCGAACAACACATGGACCGTGGCTTTCAACGATACGATTTATGTGCTCGGTCCATATGATCCTATTCCACTAGACGAGGACAACATGCCTTTCTGGTGGGCGCTGCGTGGTTCGACTACCAAACACTCCGCACGATCGATGTTCATGGCTCTAATGGGCGTAGTCATCGATTACTGTAATCAGCCTGAGGCTCTATTGCTTGAGCAGGCTGATCCAAAACCGCTCATGCTTGAAGGGCCACTACCATCACTGGAGGACTTGGAAGATGACTAAACGTATCATCGCCCACTTCATACGTGATCCACGTCCGTACGTGATCATACTCACGGCCATCTCCGTGAGCTTCCTCATCTATGGCCTAGTCGATTGGCGGCTGGGCTGGTAACTACAGGAGCTGTAACATGATGAATATCTTCAATACCTTCACACTGCCACTTCGTGCCATCAACAAGCTACTGGCTGAGCCGATCCGTTTCGAGATGCCGGACGTGTTTGGCACAGACGAGGTCACGGCCGCACTGCGCCTACGGCGTCAGCACAAGGGCACAGTTCATCGTTCATCCGGTTCGCGTGCTCATCGCAAATGGGCCCGTACTCGTGCAGCAGGAAAGGCGCACTAACATGTCCGAGAACAACACACGTCCGCAGCTGTCGATCCATCCTCGCAACTGGCCCGATGGCATGTCGCCGGGGCGGGTGAAGTCTAATACCTGCTTCACCAAAGACACGCCCACGTTCATCAAGGATACGCACCGACCGAAGTCACATGCTCAGCTCGTGTCACGCAATCGTGCGTATGAGATGCGCAACCCGAGGAAGGGGAAAGGCAAATGACCGATACGGTGGAGATGACTGCCGCCGAGATTTTGCAGGACGCACGAAACTGGCTCGGCGAAGGGGAGCATCGTTGGATGCATGATCCCACGGGCAAGTGGGGCAGCCGGGAGGAGGGGCGTGCGTGTATGCTTCTTGCTCGTGAGGGTGTTCCTCGTCCGTCTGCTACAGATGGCGTAGAAGCGTATGATACGCACGAGTGGAACAAATCTGGCCACTTACTCAATAAAGCCGCTTTGGAGTGGCTTCATGCGAATAACATCGATACGTCTTATTATATCGACGTTGGCGACTTCAACGACGACCTCTGTCCTGACTACCCCACCATGCTCAAGGTCTACGATCGTGCGATCGAACTGGCGAAGGAAGCAGCATGAACATCGTCTGTTGGTCTGCCCGTGAGCAGAAATGGGCTGCGTATCGTTGGCCGAAGCAGTCACCGCTGTTCCGACTGGTCGGGTATTACGATACCAAGCCTGAGGCGTTACGGGCCAAGTGAGCTACTACCTACGGCGGATGTCTGCCGTAGTGAGGAGTTCACACTCCACAATCAGGAAAGGAACTACGAATGGCGAACGATAGCGTCTTATCTTTTCAAATAGACCATCGGGATAATCCCGGCCTGCACAATCTGTATGTCGGGTATGCGATGGAGGAGCTGGAAGTCATCGAGCAGTTCATTCACGAGATGGAACAGTTCTCGCGAGTGACGGCATCAATACTCGCTGGTGGGCTGAAGGAGAAAGTAGCCGAACAATGTAAGCTCGATGCGGCTTGGTTTGAAGCTGCTGGTCGGCGTTATGCTTGGATGGCGAATCCGAACAGCGGTATTGAGTCAGAACAGGCCGATGCCGATGCCTAAGCTCGTTCTCGTCTATGACGATACCAATGACATGCCAGTCATCGAGATGACAGCACAGGACCACTCCGACGATTTGCTGCTTGATGAGGGCTTTGGTGACGAAGCCGAGGAGAGTTATGCCTCGATCACTCGGGAGTATTACAGGAGCTGTAGCGAATGAGCCCCGCGTCATTCCTCAGCCGACACCGTACAATCTGTGCGGTGTTGGAGGAGATGCGCGACAAAATGATCAAACACTATTCATTCGAGGGCTCTAATCGTGCTGACGCCGCCACGATGCTTGAGCTGATCAGTGAGGCCAAGACCTACGCCGAGCGCATGTCTGCGAAGCTCATGGAGTACAAGAAGGCGACTGCTTGGCAGCCTATCTCTGTTGCCGAACATCTCTACGGGCATACCAGTCCACATGAGATCATCGTGTATTGTAAGGATGGGTCGCAAGAGATCGTGCACTACGGTTATACGGAAGTGGGCGGTGTCGTCTGGTTCAACAATGATGTGTACATTCGTGATGCTACGCACTTTCGCGAACTATCAGCACCACCTGCGTAGTGGACAAAGGCGATTTCTCTTTTCTGCCCTCCACGCCTTGCTAGGGAGAACGCAATGAATGGCTGACCAACGTGGGAGGGACAACCCGCCCATATTCTACCTCCCGACACAACTAGCCGGGTACAAGTATCATGCGTTACTTACAGAAGCTGTAGGAGTTCCGTACGAACTGCTTACTGATCTGCATGAAGCGCACCAAACACGTAAGGTCGTCGGGGATTACTCCGTCGTCCGTCCAGCGGGCTTGTATGGTTTTCAGACCATCGATGCCCGTCAGAAATTCTGCAACACGCTGAATGCTATTGCAGATGCGGTGGAAGTTAAGATATGCTTCCCCGTCACCGTGCCTAACATCCATATGGACCAGCCGATGGTGACTACCATTCGGTATCAGGCCGACACTACAGGACCTGTAGACGACGACTGGTTCGAGCAACAACTCAACAAGGAACTATGAAATGGCTGAAGTCATTAACGAAACTACCTCCGAACAGCTCCCGACCGTTGCGATCAACGCAACCGTCCCGCAGCTCAAGGCGTTCGACCCGAACAACATGGCTGCGTTCGGTAACGATCTGCTCAAGGCTCTGATCCAGCAGGCTAGCTACGACGAAGAAATCGCGGCTGCCGTCGACACCGGCGAGCAGGTGCGGAAGTTCATCGGCTTTGAACTGTCCAAGGCCGTGATGACTGCTCACGAGAAGGACCCGGAGCTGAATATCTTCGCGATCTTCGAGGGCGGCAAGAAGGTCGAGAAGCTGAATACTCGCCTGCTCCAGATGTTCGGCGTGGTCAAGAAAGAGATCAAGGACGACGAGATCGTCGTGTCTTGGACTGACCCGTCGCACCAGAAGGAGTACGATTACTCCGCAGTCGACAAGGACAAGGACGAAGCTGAGTATACTCGCCGGTTCAACAACCGGAAGCGTCTCAATATGCGTCTGTCCGATGCCTGCAAGTTCGCTATCGGCCTGCTCGATGGCGGCACGAAGGCTGCGGACCTCAAGATCGTCGAGGAGAACGGCTCGGTCAAGGCTGTGATCGAGAACGCACCGGAGTTCCTCGTCGGCGACAAGACGAAGAACAACGGCAGCACTACGGTCGAGTTCGGCAAGCGCAACCCGAACGAAGGTGCGAAGGTTGCTCCGACGCTGGCTGCGGTTATCCGTGTTGCGGCTGATGCGCACAAGAAGGCCGAAGGTGAGGTCAAGCCGGGTATCGACGCTCGTGCCGACAAGGGCAACGATCGTTCCGGCGACGCCAAGCTGGGGATCAGCGATGAGGACTTCGGTGCCATCGTGAATAACCTGCGTCGTGTCGTGTCGGCTCAGGAAGGCGAGTTCACGCCTGAGATGATCCGTCAGCTCCAGTCGATTGTGCCGTTCCTCGATGAAACCCTGACCGCTTGGGCCAAGGGCGAGGAGCAGAAGAAGAAGCTGGCCGCTGCGGAAGTGGCCGGTGAAGGCAAGAAGAAGTAACCGACTACAGGACCTGTAGTTCTTGGGCCTCGGAGAGAACTCCGGGGCCTTTTTCATGGAGGAAGAAATGGGTATGTATACGGAGCTATACATCTGTACGCGCGTGTCTGGAAAGGCACCACCAGATGTGATCAAAGCACTTCAAGTCATGTGCGATGATGGGAAAGCGCTTGGTGATCTACCTGTGATCGATCATCCCTTCTTTACGAGGCAACGTGTTCCGTGGATGTTGCGCTCGTCTAGTTACTACTTCGTGCCGGATGCAATTCAACACTTCAAGTATGATGACATCGGCAAGTATTGGGTGCTGATCGTACGCTGCGACCTCAAGAATTACGAAGGTGAGATCGAAGCCTTCGCCGACTGGATTACGCCGTACCTTGATCTTGAAGAAGGTGAACACGTTGGACATAAACGGTATGAAGAGAACGAACTACCAACGCTGTGGATACATCCGAACGTGTGGAAAGCCGTCACTTGACAACACCACCGTCTTATATCTGCTCTATCCACGTTGTGCGAACGGTTTTCCCATGCCTATCCCACCGTGAGCATGATGTTTCCTCCCTGATTACCCACACCGCCGTGTGGGCACTAGCCCGTCAACAGCTTCTCGAACCCTCGGGGCTGTTGGCGGGTTTCTTTTTGCGTTAAGGTACGCAAAATATTTAGCTTGCCTAATCCCTGAGTTTGTGAGTGTATAATCAGATCGGAGAGGCTTGTCCTCACGATAGAGGGCGTGTGTGAGTTCCTAGCTCCTTCGCCATCCGAGGGGCGGCTGTTTGGTAGTCAGTCGCCCCTTGTTCTACTACAGCACCTGTAACGCGCCGACCGAAAAGAGGAGTATGCGCAATGACTAAGGTACGCTCTGAGCTTGAGCAACTATACATCATAGCCCTCGAAGCTGTTTTTCGTTTTGAGGAGGCTGCCGCCCATGAAGAAGTTATGTGGACGGGCTGGGGAGAACAAACCGTTCCTCCCGAAGCGACAACTCGTCGCGTGAAAGCGGGTCAGGCATTTGACGCCTTGCGCGATGCCGACAAACGATCCAAGCCAATCATCGAGTTCATCAAACAGCGCCATCGTGCTGAACGTGATCTTGAGGCTTATCTTTGACGTTCTCCGCCCCACGTATCGGCATCATAACACCACATTCCAAGCAAGCACCGTTCTTAGTACGTGGTCCGGACCAGCATTGGCGGGTCTGGCTCGCGTATGATCATGACGTATCGCAGGGTACGTACTTGGACTGTTACCCATCGGGCCTAGTCGAGCGGGTGACGCTCGGTCCGGATGGGAGTGTCAGGGAGATCACCCGTATTACAGGACCTGTAGATACATGACGACATACCGCCACAAAAAGACAGGTGGTTTCTATCAGATTATCGGTAAGGCTATTGTACAAGCCGAGAACTGGCGTGACCACGATGACTATTTCGACAGCAACGGGGAGTTTCCCGATGTGGATGGTCGTGAAGTTGTCTTGTACCGAAACGCGAATGATCCTACCGCATTCTATGTTCGGCCTGAGAAAGAGTTCTTCGATCGATTTGAGGAAGTGAAATGAAATCAGTCATGACCGAAGCCGAAGTCTCGGCTGTTACAGCAGCTGTAGTTGATAAGACTCTCCATCAGCTCCCGTATAACTCTCAGGACGCACTCGACGCCGATATGGCCGAACACTTCGTCCTGAAACGCATCGCTAAGATCGTGAATCCACGTCTCGACAAGCTAGAGGATCGGCTCAAGAAGCAGTACCGCGATAGCGACATCTCTGCTGTCACGCTCTCCAACAACTACCGCCGTGAAGTCGGCGAAGGCACTCCCCGTGCGTCGTTCGACAAGGAAAAGTTCATCGACTTGATCAGCAACACCTACCCCGAGATTATGAAGCATCAGCTTCGAGAACTGGCCGAACAGTGCAACAAGCTCTCGGCTGCTCCGATCAGCATCTCGGTCGATTATATCGGGGATGTACCGAGGAGTGAGACGTGACCAAGGAACAGGTCGATCAGATCATCGAGGTCATCGAAGCTTATGTCGCTGAGGCCAAACTCGACATCCGCAACGCAGAAAGTGGCATGGAGTATCTGCATCGTCGTGAGATGGTGAAGAAGCTATATGAGCTGGTCGAGGCGAGCAAATGACGGCCACCGACCCAACCCTCTACACTCATCCCAACATCCGCGATATCCCCCTTCACGTCCTACAGGAACGTGCTGAGCAACGACGCAATCGACGCCTCCTCGCAGCCGTCGAAACCAACCAACTCAAACGGGATAAGCTATCACGTCTGTCCGGCAAGGACTTGGAGAAGTTCACCAAGCTCACCGAACGTGCTGAGAAGATGTTGGACGACGTTCGGGACAAGCTCGATAAGGTCGACGATCTCCTCCGTGAGGCTCGCCGACTGGACGGAAGCATTACACTCATTCAACAGGAGCTAGGAGACTGATATGCCCCGAGATATTATTACGCTCGCACGAGATTATGCTTATTGGCAGGATCGTATAGAATTAGCAGGGACGAAAGAGCATTCAACGCGTGATGCTGTTCGAAATGCTATTATCGCGGAGTTTGATAAGGATTTACGCTTCGGACAAGAAGTTACAGCACCTGTAGCTGACGAGCCTCAGCCGAGTGATCCGTATGCTGAGGGCTACGAGGCTGCTCACAACGAGGTCATCGAACATGCACAGGCACACGTTACCCACTTGGAGCAGTCGTACCCGCGGGACACGGTTATTCCTGCTGCGGAACATGATGCGATCATGGAGAAGATAAGGACTTACGAGCATGTCATCGCTTGGTCACGAGGAAAGCTCAATCCGCCGACAGCCGACCTACCGCCGGGTATTATCGCGATTAGCCTCAATTCGCCTGAGGACGTTGATAAGCTATTCGACATCCTCGGTGAGTTCTTCGGAAAGGACGGGCTCGATGGCTGACAGTCCCGGAGAGAATGAGTACCTCGCAGAGGATTACATCAACAACCTGAATGCGTTAACACAAACACCGCAGGCACCAAGCGTGCTTCCTGCACCCAATGTCGCATCCATCACCCTCTACGCCAGCCTCCGTGATCAGCTTCACGACCTCAGCGAAGAACGCAAAGGGGCTGGGGAGATGGCACGGTATTGGGCTGAACGTGTGACTGACCTCGATAAGACGATCTCGGCCATCGAGACTGTGATGAACGCAACTACAGGAGCTGTAATTCCTCCTGAGGAGACTGACAATGGTAGCTCTGGTAACACTCGACGTCGAGGTAATCGTCCGCAAGCTGAGCAAGGCGGAAGTCCATCCTGACGTCATCGAGGTCTTTGTCGAACTTCACGAGACGCAACGTGCTCTTGAGAAGCTCGTCAATGAACTGATGACCCATCAGGCAGCACTACTCGATGCGACGAAGCTGCTCAATGCTGGGTTCAAGGACCACAAGCGTCATCTGGAGAAGATCGAGAAGAAGTTCCAAGGCGACGACTTCGGATTGGTCACAGGAGATAGGAAGAACTGATGCCTAACAATGTGCTACTGTCCGTATCAGCCGACACGGCTGCGAAGCTACGGGCGATGACGAAGTTTGGTGACGATGAGACACCGGCTCGTACGATCGATGACGTGATTGTTGAACTACTTGGGCGGCCTACAGGTGCTGTAGAAGCGGTACTTCCCAAGCCTGCACCCAAGTTCCGTGCGAAGAAGAACATCCCGTGACCAGTATCAACATCCGCTACACCACCCCTGCCGATCAGCACATGTTCGCCTACTCACACTCGATCGTTGAGGCTATCCTCACCTGTCCTGTGTGGGGGCTGATCCGGTACGCGAAGGGCTTGTACTACCCCATCCAGAACCGGCAACTCCCACTCGAAGCTGGGGGTGCTATGCACGAGGTCTTTGCTGCGGTTCGATTGTGGCAACTGCTTCGGCTACAGAACCTACCTGATCACTTCAAGTTCCACGGTGAACGGTTATTCAACGACGAGGACCATCCAACGCGCTTCCGTGATAGCTGGAAGGTGATCAATACCTCCCCGCGAGACGAACTCCTGTCGTTCTGCTTCAAGGTGCTCAACACTGGGGACTACTACGACGATCCCAACGATAAGACCCGGACGTTGGCGAATATGGAGGAGACGATCATCAAGTATGTTGATGAGCAGATGCCTCGGATGGACGCCAACCCGATATGGGTGGCGGACATCAACGATCCTATAGCTCCTGTAGGCATCGAACAGGTGTTCGACATCATCATCGAGCAGGGCGATCGCAGCATCCGCTACATCGGGACCATCGACGGCATCACTTGTCCGGAGAAGTATCCCGGTACGGCAATGGTCGATGAGAATAAGACGGCATCGAGGCTAGACGAGACATGGCGTAAGTCGTATCAGGTCAAGTCCCAGCCGACTGGTTACATCGCTGTGGCACGACTGCTCACCGGCCTCGAAGTCACTAAGGTCCGCATGATTGGCATTAAGATCAAGCAAACCCGAAGCAATGAGGACTACTATGCCTTCATCGAAGAACGAGAGGACTTCCAGCTCGAAGATTGGGTCCGAAGCCTGTTCTTTGCCGATGAGCTTAACACCCGATTTGGTGACGATCCACTTAGTGCGCCCCAGTTCACTCATTCCTGTTCTCGTTACTTCCGGGCATGTGCGTTTATCGACCTCTGCTCTGCTGACCCGCAAGACCGACAGGACATTTTGGATGGAATGGTTCAGGCTCCTCTCACACCAAGCCAGAGAGCAATCAAGGAGAGACTAGATGCAAGTGCCTGAGGATACACTCCTGCCCGTCGAAGGGCGGTATGCTGGACTGATCGACTTCTTGGAGAATGCGTACTACCCAGCACGGTTCTCTATTCTGGTGATGCACCCCGATGAAGGTGGTACACACCTAACGACCCTTGCGACACTGGATGTCGATTTCGTGATCAAGGCGGTCGCGATGCAACTGGAGGGCCTTCATGCAGCAGCTGCCAACCAACGGCGTGTTGAAGAAGCTGCCGGTAGTGGACCTGATCAAGCTGACGAAACAGGCGATCCTAGCGTCAACTGAACGCAACTGCCTTGAGCATGTCCTACTCGATCTGCTTGAGGACATGGACGTCGAACTGTTCCCACGGTTGAGGTATCAACTCGACCGTGTGGAGGGCCTCGGTAAGAAGGTCATCGAGAACAGAGTTCGATGGGACGACTGGCCGACTACAGCTCCTGTAGCGGTCCAACCAGAGGAAACAAATGGAAGAACGATCATACAAGGAAGTGTTGGAGACACTTGAACGCCAACTTGCCGACGCCAAACGCACTTATCTACAGATGTTCGGTTGGAAAGAAACAAGCCAAACACCAAACTACCGCTGGTACTGGACCAAAGAGTTCAAGGGTTCAATCCTGATGTTCAATACGGACGATGCGGTACAAATCACTAAGGACTTCATCGACGTAGATACATCTGGAGACGACAATGGCTGATGAAGAAACTGCCGCCCCACCGCGCCCTACCAGTCGCATGTCGGGCATCATATGGGGTCCGCCCAAATCTGGTAAGACCACCTTCGCTGCGACATCCCCCGGTCACAAGTACGTCATCAACCTCGACCCCGACGGTTGGCAGGCGATCGGCTACCGCGATGACGTCACCGTGTGGGACTACTCCGATCAGCCATCCGAGGACATCGTTCGGGTCATGACTACCAAGATCGGGACGAAGATTGAGCAGTCTGGTGCCCAACCCGGCGACACTCTTCTGTTCGACAGTGCGTCGTCATTCTACCAAGCCGCGTTCAACACTGCCGTCTCCAAGGGCATCGGTAAGTCGAACAAGTTCACTCCGACCATCGAAGAACCCGGACAGTCTGCCTATGGTGCCCGGACGCAGTATCTCATTCAGGCAACCGGCGTAATCCTGCGTGCTACCCGTAAGATGGGAATGCATTGTTGGATCATCGGGCATGAGGATACAGCAACCACCAACGACAAGGGTGAGTTCCTGTATATCTCCATCATGATGTCTGAGAAAGCCGTCAACCAGACCAGTCTGCAAATCTCGGAGGTCTGGCACTTCTCGGACCCCGGTACTGGCAACAAGCGGCGTATCGCGGTTCGTCCGTGTCGCGGACACAAGCCGATGGGTAGTCGCATGTTCAAGCAGGACGGTGCGGCGGAGTTCGAGTTCAAGTACAACATCGACAAGCCAGATGCGGGACAGGAAACCATCGCCAAGTGGTGGGATGCTTACATCGCAGGTGGCATGAAGAAACTGGAGCTGCCAGAATGAGAGGTCAGCTGACCATCGTCTACCCCGACAAGCCTATGGAGCTGCGGCTACTGGGCTACCCCCCGAACTTCGCCGACCTACAGATGATCGTAGGTGGTACGGTACAGATCGTTCCGCACTGGGACCAGAACGTGGACTTCGACGGCGTGTTCCGTCAGGCTACGGTCATCGTGAATGAAGATGCTCCGGCAATGGGACTGCAAGTCAACCACTGGGCTACGGCCATGTGGCACTTCGTAGCTCGGGCCAAGGGGCATCGGATCAATCAGCCTCTTACAGGGCCTGTAGTGATCGCCACTGGCGACGACGAATTCCTCAACGCTTTCCTCGAATAGATCGATCGGACTACCCGATCATCTTTGGGTGTAAGGGACGGCACCCATCCTCCACGTCCCAATCATGGAGAACGCCTAAATGGCTGACGATAGCATCATCGAACTGGATATGAACCTCGCCGACGTGCAGGACTTCGAAATCCTGCCCGACAGTAAGTATCCGGGCGTGTGCACCGCCGCCGAGCTTCGTACCTCGGACAAGGGCAATCAGTACTACTACACCAACTGGAAGATCGAGCCCGAAAACTATCCGGCCGACTACGACGTCGAGAACAACCCGGAAGGTACGACGCTGAACTACAGCCGCATTCAGGCACCGACGAGTGGCAGCCGCCGCGAAATCAGTGCAGTGAAGAAGCACTACGCGGCTATGGGTCTGAGCCTCAAGACCAGCAAGATCGACCCGAGTGAGTGGGTTGGTCAGAAGGCGTTGCTCGTTGTGGGTCATGAGACTTACAACGGCGAAGCCCGTA